TGTCGCTTCATCCTACATGGAAGTGTGCAAACACCTCGGTGTGGAGATTGGGATCGCTAAGTCGTTGATTTCAGAGGGTAAAACCCTTGAGTTCGCGAAGAAATTCTTTAGAAATGGAGAAGATCTAAGCGGGCTCCCCGTCGCTTTCTGGGCTGCTGCTCGGAAAACGATGGGTGTCGCTCATGCCTTGTCGGCCTGGTATCCTACTGGGACTATGTACAACTTTGTGCGGGCTCTGGGGGCCGGTTTCAAGGGCCCGTCAGCTCTGGGATCGCACTGGGGTAAGATACCCTTGAGACTTAGAGTACTGGCGGTGTTCCTGACTCATCCTTTAGGAGGAGGGAAATTCGCTTTCAAAGAGTGGGCGGAGTGGCTGTGGAGTTGGGGACCGATGTCGTCCAAGATTAGTTCCCTTGGTGACATCCTAACCCAATTCACGCCTTTTGCAACAGGAATGTTGGAAGAGGTAGTGGCTCCTTGTAGCAGGACACTTGACAGTTACCAAGAAGACTTGTTCTTCAAGGAATCTGTTGGGGACCCTGCGGCGAGGGCCGCGATAACACGGTCAAATCGTCAACTTAATGAAGCGTTAGACTCTTTAACTAAGGCTGAGAAGTCTCTTAAACATCTGCAGCGACTTAATATCAAGTTTATGCTTCACCAAGTATCAGCGATTTTGACGCAAGTCATGCGCTCGCTTGGTAAGTGTGAACTTGTGTCGTCCCCTCCCGTACGGTCGATGATCAAGAGGAACGAGGACCAATTGGCGGTGAACGTCGCGGATAACTACCGCGTCTGGCATCGCTTACGTTCTCGTGTTCTCGATCACGCAAACCGGAAAGTTGGGGCGCAGGAATTAAGAGGATAACCCCACAATGACCATGGAAGTCCCCTCATCAGGGACCTTGGTCTTCTTAAATGAGTAAGCGAGCCGCTGCTCAGAGGCATCTCCAAACACAACTGTATGACCTGGGGAATAACCCTGGGTACATGCAGAAATAGTTTAGCGCTCTCTTAGCGTAGTGGCTCCGGAAGTACCGTCTAGCGACGGGGGGTCCGGGCAAGCC